CAATCTTCTTCCTGAACCTTTAGGCTTTTTTCCCGTTCCTTTTTTTGGATCCGCCATGTAATACTCCTTTTAGTGTTTTTGCTTGCTTAGCATGTGTCTTTGATGCTTTTTGCAAACCTTTCATTACTTTTTTTATTTTTTGTTTTTTTAACACTTCCATCTCCTTCTTGCCTGACGGATACGTGAGTTCGGATCGTTACGAGTTTTTGCTGAAGCTCTTTTGAGCTGACCTAGTGATCTTGCGCAGTATGATTTTCTACGTTTAGCAGCTTTTGATCCTGGCTTCACTTTACCAGTCACGGCTGTTTTTAATTTAGAGCCGGGATTTAATCTTCGGTATGCTTTGACACCGGCTCGTGTCATACCAGCTCCAGACTTTGTAGGTCTGAAATTTTTTTTATTTCTTGCAGGCATTGTGCCTTTAGCTCTTCCACCTTTTGCCATTCTAACTGGTTCTGCCATTGTATAACCATCGGCATTGTGTCCTGGTGGTGGGTTGTAACCAGGTGTTTGTTGTAATGTTAAAGCTGTTTGTCCTTGATTTGGTGATGTAAAAGTTTTCATTATACGTTTACCATCCTAGTCATATTAATTATTCCGCCATCCATGGCTTTCTTTCTTTTTGCAAATGTTGCAGCTCTACTCGGTGTCGGACCAGTATTTGCCTTCGCTTGTTTTCTTTTTACGGCACCCGCACGTTCGCCTTTGCTCATCGCTCTTGCTTTTGCAATAGGCACGCATTTTGGATATTTTTTTCTTTTTTCTCCACCACTTCTTCCACACTTCGGGTATGAACCATCTGGCCGCTTGTTTGCAATATCGACCCAGTTCTCTTTTACCCATGCTCTTAAACCTTTTTTAGCCATTACGAATTCTTTCCGTAAGCTTTTCCTTTTCCTTTTTTAGCTAACTTACAAACTTTCATTCCAGCTTTGTATCCTGCTCTTCCACCTTTAGCCATGTTTTTGCTTTTTAATTTTTGAGGTTTAAAAAAATCTTCTACTGCTTTATCTCCGCGTTCGCCAGTTAGACCAATACTTTTGTAATAAAATGCATCCTTATTTGGTTTTTTATATTTACCAGCTTCGACATCCTCTATAAAACGTTTTGGACTTCTCATGTTTGAACCTTCAAGAATTCTATCTTTTTTCATTCCTCCAGCTTTGACACTTTCGTTTAACGCATCAACTTTAGCTTTCATAAACTTACCAAGTGTAACTGATGAGTCTTCTTTTTTCTTTTTTCTTCTACCTTGTTGTGCCATTCTTTCATTAGACATTATACTCTACCTCCTTTTACGTATTGCATTCTAGTCATGTCTATGATTCCACCGCCGGCTTTTTTCTTACGATTTTTTTTGCCACCCGGTGTAACTTTACCTGAACATACTGCTGATGCATACATATTAGCATACGCTGATGGGTATACTTTAAATTTTCTTTTCGCTGCTGCTTTACCTTTTGGACATAATTTAGCCATATACAACCTCCAAACAATTTGGACAAGATTTTCTAAACCGAGAGTGACCATCACAGTGATCTTTATGGACAGGCACTTCTGGTTCAGGAACTTTAGTATAAAATTCTAGATGTTCATCTATCTCCTGTTTAGGAGTAAACCAGCTTTTAATTTTATTCCAAAGTTTTTTAATCATTATTTTTTCTTCTTCATTTTCTTTTTGGTTTTAGGAATAACTCCTCTAGCCATTAAGATATCTTTTTTAGTAATTTTACCATCACCTGAGTGATCTGGAAATTTACTTTTTTTCTTTTTCATTTTTTTCATGTTTTCCTACTATCTGTTTATTTTGCCAGATTTTTTAGCTTTAGAACCAAACTTACCGTAAGACTCATCTCTGCTAGCTTTTAACTGAGCAGGAGTTCTTTTCTTTTTGATTCTCATAGCGATTGATTCGTCTTTTCTATCTTTGTAGCCCTGCT